AAGGGAGATGTTCAGGAAGATACAAGAAGCGGGTCCGGAGACCCAAAAGAAGTTTTTGAAAGGTGTAGAGGTAGTAGACAAGCTCGTGGGCGACACCCTCGGTCCTGGCGGCCGTAATCGTCTCGTGCAGGTGAAGTACAAAGCGCCCCTCGTCATCAACGATGGGGCGACTATTGCCCGTCACATCGTCCTCGAAGACCCTATTGAGGACATGGCAGCTCAAAACATCATTGCGCTCTCAATGCAGACGGCTGAGCAGGCTGGCGACGGTACCACTACGTCCGTTGTCATGGCTGCAGAGCTCGTGCGAAGCGGCCACCAAGCCCTTCAAGAAGGAGAAGTGATAGGTGCGAAGGACAAGAAGAATCCCATGAGTCTCTTCAAGGAGATCCAGGCAGACAAGGACAAGGCCATTTCGATACTGAATGAGCTAGCAGACGAGCTCACTGACAGCCGCCTTGATGAAGTGATTTCTACCTCACTTGAGAACCTCGAATACGGAAAGACGCTTGGAGAGCTATTCAGGAAAGTAGGTAAGGATGGCTACATTTCAGTTGAAGAGAACTGGGCTACCAAGAAGGGCATCGACACTGAGACGGTTACCGGTATGCGCTTCTTGGGCAAGTACGCGAGTCCCTACCTTGTGACCACCGCGAACAAGAAGGAAGCGCTGTGGGAGAACGCCCACATTCTCGTCACGAATCAAAAGCTCGACAGCTTCGAGCAGCTCGACTCTCTGTTCAAGGAGGTGATGCAGAGTCCTAATAGGAAGCTTGTCATTTTCGGCGGGTTCTCAGAGGGCGAAGCGGCGTTTGGGAAGGCACTCATAGCGAAGGTTTCAGCGCACATGCGGGCGTACTACCAGATGCCCCTGGAGCAGCAAGTGAACGTGGGGCAGATTCTTCTCGTCCAGGTCCCCTCGCTCACCACGCCAGAACTCGAAGACGTAGCGTGCTTCTGTGACGCTAAGCTCTTCGATAAGAACCTCAACATGAAGGTGAAGAACGCAAGCCTCCAAGACCTCGGATTCGCGCAGAAGGTCTCCGTTACAGAGACAGACGTGAACGTGATCGGAGGACGCGGCAACTCAGCAGAGCGTATTCAAGTGCTTAAAGACCAAGCAGAGCTTGAGAAGGACGCGATGTTCAAGGAGAAGATTCTCAGACGCATAGCTTCCCTCGCATCAGGTGTAGGGATCATCCGGGTAGGTGCATCCACTGACGCAGAGCGAAGCTACCTCAAATACAAACTTGAGGATGCTGTACTCGCGGTTAAGGCCGCATGGGAAGAAGGAATAGTCCCCGGTGGTGGCCTTGCGTATTCACAGATCGCAGATAAGCTAGGAGAAGGATCGGTGCTCTACTCGATGCTCAAAGCACCGCACGAGCGCATTAAGCAAAACCTCGGCGTTGACTCACTAGAGATCCCGGACACGGTGATCGACCCCGCAAAGGTGGTCCGCATTGCTATTCAGAATGCATGCTCTGGTGCAGGAATGCTCCTCACATCGGACGGAGCTATTGCAGAGCAAAAGCTCAACTACTGGGATTACCTCGAAAAAGCGTTAAGGAAAGCCATTCCTAACGACTTACGGGATGACTTTAGGGACTCAGAGAACCAAGACCAAGGGACGGGGAGGTTTGTTGACTAGGCATGAAAAAGAAGGAAAAGCCAAAAATGTACATCGTGAGGAAGTACATCAAGGCGCTTTCCGCCGTCGATGCAATCAAGAAGGAGAAAGACACCGCAGTTCACGATGTTTGGATAGACGAGAAGTGGAGTGAGAAGGAGCTACCGGCAGCAATAGGGTTTGATGACGGGAGGACAGCGGAAGATGAATAGTTATGCCACGCAAGAAGAAAAAACAGGAAGTGGCCACCATTGAAGAAATTGTGGAGGCAGCAGAGCTCGCTAATCCGCTTGACGCGAAGATCCTAGAGCGAGCAGAGCATTACGGCCTGAACCAGAAGCAAATGCTCTTTGCCGTGTACTACGCGAGTCTCGATGAGGTGTTTGGTAATGGTGCTCAGTGCTATTTGAGGGTCTACGGACCCGAATATCTGGCTCTAAACAAGAAGGTCATGCCATACATGACTGCTTGTGTAAACGCGAGCCGCCTGCTAAGTGAAGCTAAGGTTTCGCAGTTTATAAATGAGTTGCTTGAGATGCGCGGTCTCAATGACACGTTCGTAGATAAGCAGCTTGAGTTCCTTGTCACACAGCACGCAGATTTCAAGTCAAAACTAGGAGCAATCCGCGAATACAACAACCTCAAGAAGCGCACTGAACAAGGAGGCAATAAGACACTCGTACTCGTAGTTTCAGGTGAAACCGCCAATCGGTATGGAGTTTCACCTACATGACACACAAAAGCCGGTAGCACTCGACCCTCACAGGTTCAGAGTTCTTTGTTGCGGCAGGCGATGGGGAAAGACAACACTCTCCATCGATCAGATGAAGGGCAGGGCGGCGATCCCTCAGAGCCGCATTGCCTACGTAGCGCCCACTTATCAGCAAGCGCGTGACATCGCGTGGGAGCAGCTCAAGAAGGACTGCGCCCAAGCCGCTGAGTCCATCAACGAGTCACGCCTAGAAATCAAGCTCGTCAACGGCTCCCTCATCGTGCTTCGTGGATGGGAGAGCATTGAAACACTTCGAGGGCAGAAGTTCGATCTCGTCGTCCTCGATGAAGTGGCAATGATGCGTAACTTCTGGACCAACTGGCAGGAGGTCATCCGCCCCACGCTCACAGACACTAAGGGAGAGGCGATATTCATTTCAACACCCAAGGGCTTCAACCACTTCTACGAGCTCTACACGCTTGAGAACGATCCCGTAGTCAACGAGCACGATGAGTGGAAGTCATTTCACTTCACGACCTACGACAACCCGCACATTCCGAAGGAGGAGATCGACGCCGCTCGTATTTCCATCACTGAGGATCGATTCGCCCAGGAGTACATGGCCGATTTCCGAAAGACGGAAGGATTGGTCTACAAAGAGTTCGACCGAAAGAAGCACCTCATATCAGCCGATGACTTTGATGAGGACGAGTGGAACATCGTTGAGACCATCGGAGGCGTGGACCCAGGGTTCAGGCACAGGGCAGTAGCGCTCACGATCAAGAAAACAGGTAGTGGGCGCTACGTCGTTTCTGACGAGTGGTCGAAGACGGGTAAGACCGACGCTGAGATAGCTGAATACGTGGCCGCTCTCAACTGGGATAAGTGTTACCCCGATCCCGAAAACCAGGGCTGCATCGAGGAACTAGAGCGCCGTGACGTAAATGTGAGGGAGGTAGTGAAGGGTCGTGGATCAGTGGCAAATGGCATCAACGTGGTCCGTGAGCTCTTCAATACCAACCGTCTCTTCATTATCAAAGAACGCTGTCCGAACCTCATTTGGGGCCTTGAGACCTACTCATACGACGAGCCGAAGCTCAACCCTCGCCTCGACGAGAACCCGAAGAAAGAGAACGATGACGAGGTAGACGCACTTCGCTACCCATTGATGATGGATGCACATGACGAGGAGCCTGAGACCGGACAGTATCGCCCCGACTGGATCAGCAGACGCCGTTAATCCACACCGCTTTGTTAGGAGACTTGACAATGGAATGGTAGATTTAATTTGAGCATTGGAAGTGTGCTCGCCACGACTCAATGACTGGTGAGCTTCTCATAGACCAGAGAGGCAACGTTACCAACGGTCTCTCTTCATACCAACCGCCCGAAGGCGAAGCTTCTTTGTGTCTCATGGTGAAGCGTGCCTATGAGGACGGTGAGGCAATACAGAACACCCCGTACCGAGAGTTCAATGGAAAGTCCCTCATTCAGCGTATGAACGAGGATCAGAGGGCATGGCTCTCATGGACCCCGGAACCGTACGAGGGCGAGGATGACTGGCGCTGGAACGGCATTCGGCCGATCACTCGAAACAAGGTCATAGCTACAGCCGCCCATCTCACGGCACAGCTCTTAGTGCCCCAGGTATTTGCCCAGAACGAGAACGACGAGGAGGACCGCGCAACGGCTAACGTCATGCGCGACCTCATCGAGTACAACATCAAGCGCTCAAACTACGAGACTGCATTCCTCTTCGGTGTTATTGGAGCTCTGGTAAACCCAGTCTCTTACTTCTCTGTTGATTACACCCGCGCGTACCAGGAGATTTGGCAGGACGGCAACCGTGAGCGGGTCATTGATGACATGTTCTCGGGATTTCAGAACAGTCTCATCCCGCCAGAAGACATTCTCATAGAGAACGTCTATCAGTTTGATATTCAAAAGCAAGACTGGATTATTGAGAAAAAAGGCTACATCTCAATGGGACAGGCCGAGGCGCTTTACGGCGAGTACGACAACTTCAAGCACGTGATGCCTGGAGTGAAGCGGATCATCCACGATGACGGCAAGTTCTACGACGTACAGGACGTGAACGACTCGATGGTGGAGTACGTGTGCTACAAGAACCGTCGCAAAGACCAGGAGATCCATTTCCTAGGCGGCATTTACATGGGCAATCCAAACACGGAATACAACCCATTCACGCATCGAACCAACAAGAACAAGCCCAAATACAACATCGCGAAGTTCGGCTACGAGCCAATCGACACGATGCGGTTCTATTACTACAAGTCCCTCGTCGCGAAGATGGCGAACGACCAGGAAGCTGCTGACCGCGAGTGGCAGATGTACTTTGACTCCTCGTTCCTCGCTACTTTCCCTCCCGTCATCACCACAGGCGCAGGGAAGATAGACCGAAGCGTCATGATCCCCGCGACCGTCACTGACCTCAAGGAAGGCGCAAAGATCAACCCTATCAACGTTGCACAGCCCTCTATCGCACTCCAGGCGCTACGCGAGGCAGAGCGATCCATCACCGAGACCTCGATGGACGGACAGCTCTCAGGCATGGAAGGGGACGTACAGAAGACACGTGGGGAATCCGTGCTCTTGCAGCAGAACGCAGAGACGAATCTCGGTCTCGCAGCCAAGATGATTGCAACCTTTGTCTCACAGGTAGGAGACCTCATGGTGGATGACATCATTCGCTACCAATCCATCGCGGAAATGAGCGAGATCACCGGAAAGGAGACATACAAGACGTTCCTCGTGAACGGCAAGGTGAAGGGAGGAAAGGAAAAGACCTCGTACATTCGCTTCACGGATCGTTTCGCAGGTAAGGAAATGACTGCCGAAGAAAAGGAGATGGAGGAATACAAGCTCCTCGACCAGGCCGGAGACGAGCGTGAGATCTACGAGGTGAACCCGTACCTCTTCTCTCGAATGCAATACCTCATCACGATAGACGCTGAGAGGATGCTTCAAAGGAATGACGCATTCGAGCGGGCGTTCAAGCTTGAGACTTATGACCGCGCGATCGCCAATCCTCTTGTGGCCATGGACCCCGAGGCGCAGCTCAAGATCACGCGAGACTTCCTCCTTGAGCCGTTGATGAAGGGAGAGGCGTCGAAGTACCTCCCGAACATCGCACGCGTGGCGCAGGGCCTTGTTCCACAGGAAACGGGCGAGGGAGCGGGTAAGTCACCTATGTCTGAGCGCCTCATGCAGTCCACGGCGCTACAGACCAGTCCTCTCATATGACTCTAAACTGGGGATTTATCAGCGTAATGAGCACTATGGCAGAGAAAAAGACCGTTCTCTTCTACGCCTCAGGCGACAAGTACAGCCGAGCGGTTGAGCTTGTAGCAGCGAAGAAGTACAAGACGGTGAAAGAAGCGTACCTGGCACTCGGCGGCGCGTTCTCCGACAACAGGGGGTACAAGGAGGTGTAATTATCAGGAAGAGTAAGGAAGATTTTTATGGCTATCAGTTTTTTGAAAAAGGAAGGATCGACTTCATCGCATGAGCGTGAGGACACGGGACCAGTAGTGGACGCCAAGAACAAAGTGGTGTTCGTGAACGGCTCGAAGTACCGACGCGCACAGGCGATTCTTGCCCTCCTCACTGGGAAGACAGTTCCCCTCAAGGCAGAGGATGTAGAGCGGAAAGATCACTACATCAAGCAGCTCGCAAAGCATGGTGTTGAGGTAAACAGCGAAGAAGCGCTCCCCGCACTCTACGAGCTCTTGGGAGGACTCAGCCGAACGCCTGAGGAGCAGAAGAAGGCAGACATCCAGGCTAAGAAAATGCGGTCAAAGGGTAAGAAGAAGATGATCCAATGAAGTGGCTACGGCACAAGTTAATACAGCATCTTGTCCGTAACCTACTCGCGGCTATATCCCCGGACGACATTCTCACGCTAACCAATCGAGGATGGTTCTACGGAGGCCGCAAGCTCACGCCCGAGGAAGTGGTCCAGTTCAAGGAGGAGGCCAAGGCGTTTGGCGACTCTATCCTCTGGAGGATCATGACCTCTGAGATCCGCTACCAAGCGAACCTGAGGATGTTCGAGAAGGGCATAGGCGAGAACACGGTCTTCGGCCGCGCCATGCTCTACAACCTTGAGCTCCTCGAACAGTTCATTAGAAACATTAAGAATAAATAGCCATTGGGAGGCTTGATGGGGTGCGTGAACTTCCCGCGCATCCCATCAAGTCTCGCAAGGACTAGGAAGAACAACTATGGAAGATCAAAAAGCACCGGAGATAGAAATAGAGGGAGGGGAACCCGCTCCAACTCCAGAGCCAACACCCGAACCGGAACCAGAAAAGGAACCGGAGCACATTGACCACAAGGCAGAGCTCGAAAAGCTAAAGGCCAACGACACCACACCGGAGTCTAAGTACTCTGAGGAGGAGAAGGCCAAACGAGCGCTCTACTTCAACGCAGAGCGTGCTAAAGAGCTCGGGATCGACCCCGCTGAGGTTCTTGGACTCAAACCCCAGGACACTTCTAAGTCCGATGATCCACGTTCAATCATTCGCGAGGAACTCGCAGAACGCGATGCACGAGCATTGGCCGAATCTGAGGAAGAGTTCCAGCACATGAAGTACTACATGGATCGCGGGCTCTCAGTAGAGGACGCGCACATTCTTGCCAACAAAGGCAAGCTCAAGCGCTCCATCGACGAGGCAAAGCGGAGCACCGTTCAGTACGGCAAGCTTCCACCCACACATCGTGTAGAGAGGCAAGACGTACCAGAGCGATCCGCCGAAGAACAGGCGGTCCTACAGCGCAGAGGACTTCAATTCAACCCTAAAACGGGAACGTGGCAGGGCAGATTCACGGAGGAATACTGGGACCAATCGGAAGGACGATGGGTTTCCCGGAAACTCAAGCGCTAGAAGCTACTTGTGGCCAGTGTTTATCAGTTGGATGAACTAAAAAACTTATAAACATGGCAGCAGCAAATCTTAAGGTCCTCAAGCACGGAATGACCGTGCAGAGGTTCCGAACAGAAGCAAACGTAGAAGTCGGCCTGGAAGCCGGCGACGCAGTAAAGATCGGAGGCACCGGCACCAACTTTGCCGTCCTCTGTCTCGACGGCGACCCGGAACAAGGCACTGACATCTTCCTTGGCATTACAAAGAGCGCAGGCACACAGACGGCTTCGGCCAACGGTGTTGTCGATGTCGAGCTTTGTGTTCCAGGAACCGTTATTGAAGGCAAGGCAAACGCAACGTCAAACATCGCCACGGATGCAAATCTTTTGGGCGTTCTTCTTGACTATGTGTGCTTTGACCGTTCAGCAGCAACCGCCGCAGGAACGATCACCATCGACGAAAACGAGGGCACGGACCAGGATGTCCACGGCCTCATGATCCTCGATGGCCGCATTTCAGACGGAATGCTTTTTGTCACTCCAGCAAGTGCTTGGATCGGACGAGGAGCCGTTTAATCGCAAATAGCTTAGTTATCAGATTATGGTTATCAGACAAACAGTATCAGGCGTAGGCATCACTACTGGTGCGGGCCTCGATGAAGTGTTCGGTTCTGCATACGAGATGGAGAAGCAGCCGGGAGAAGTCCGGGCTGACGACTCTCTGTTCTTCAAGCAGGACAACACCAACTGGCTCACCGTTCAGTACGCTGAATCGATGGGTCCAGGTCAATTCCGTGCAACAGCGGAAGACGAAGAGGTGGATGAGGCAACTGTTCGTGTCGGCAATCGAACGACCGCTGAGGTGTTCGAGTTCGACAGGGACATTCCAATTCCACAGCGTTACCAGGAATCCTCACAGGCTTATGGCATGGTGGAGGATTGGGTACGTGAACTCGGAATCCGCGCACGAACGTCCCGCGATGAGCAGGCGTTCATTCGCTCGTACTCCGATGCGTTCTCTGGCGTAACAACCCCAGACGGCGCAGCTCTCATCTCAAACAGCCACACGACTCTCTCGGGAGACACCGTGGACAACCTTGAGACGGCAGCCGCAAGCGCAGACGCGCTCGCAACCCTTATCCACTCACTCCGTGTCCAGAAAGCACAGGACGGCTCGCTTGGCTCATGCCACGCAGACGGTCTCCTTGGGCCATCAGTGCTCCATCCGACCCTCGTGGTCATTTGTGAGACTGAGCTCAAGCCTGGTGACACCGACAATGACCTCAACTACATCTCTAAGGTGTACCCAGGTCTTCGTGTTGGTGCTTCGGAGTGGCTCGATGAGGACTACAACACCCTCAACTCAAACGGCGACACTTCGTACTTCGTAGTTTCCCGAATGCACAAGATTACCCGTGCAGTTCGCGTTCCTATTCAGAACGAGTACGTCCCACCAGAGTACGACCGGAAGCGCCGAGCATTCTACCGAGCACGATTCTCAGAGCGAGTATTCGCCGGAACGTGGGTAGGTGTTGCAGGCAGCAACGGTACGGCGTAATTATCAACGTAATCGCAATCACGATATGACTAAAAACATCGGAACGATTGCGTTGGTAATCGCAATCTTCATTGGAGGATTCTTTGCAGGATCTTCCATGAGCTCTAACGATCTCAGGGGTTCAACCTCCGCAACTTGGACAGCCGCAAACCTTGTGTCACAAGGTACCCTCAAGGTAGGGACAAACGGCACAGTTATTGGAGACATCCTCTCTGGTAGCTGCACTATCTCAGGCAACGCACCTATAACCGCTACAACTGCTGCACCGTTCGCGTGTGCAGTGGCCGGAGCAGGAGATGGGGACGTTGTGATGGTGCAACAGGCGACGACCACGTCATCTGGTTTCAGCATTGTAGGGGCGAGTGCTTCATCAACCGCAGGTTTCATCACTATTTCAGTGGCGAACAGAAGCGGTGCAGACGGCGCAGTGCCTTCTTCAATAGCGTCAGGAACCCGATACTGGGTTATCGACAACTAGAGCTTCGCTCACTCTGTCCCTTCATGGGGACAGGGATGAGCGCGGCTCGCCATTACACGAAATAACAACAACCATGAACATCATCATTTCATTCATCCTGGCGGCAATGGTGGCAATCACCACCGGGTTCGTCATGAATAAAGACGACGGCTCGCTTCGAGGCGGAAACGGCTTCGGTTCTCAGTCCTGCATCGCCTCTACCACTGCACGGGTCCTTATCGGCCATCAGACCTCAGTACAGGTCCTTGCTACGTCATCCAGGCGGGCGTGGGCTCGCATTCAGCAGCCGAACATCGCGACCAACACGGTCAACGTGAACTTCAAGAACGGAACGGCAGCCGATACAACGAGCGGGCTCATCCTTCACTCGATCTCGGGCGTAGCCACCAATACCGTGACGCACGTGGACTTTGGCCTCAACACCGATCACCCATACACCGGAGCTATAACCGCGATCACCAATGTCGGCTCGTCTTCGGTCTTCGTGACGGAGTGTGTTTATCCGCGCTAACCAAGACCTATGACGGTTTCTCAGCTCAAGACGGTCCTCAACAGAAAGTTTCATGGCTCGAACATCGACGATGTTCAGGGCATTTCGGACTTCACTGTTTTTGAGGAGGCTGGGAACAATCTTCTCTCGCACATCGATCCATTCGAGACCGTGCGCCACGGTGAGCTCAACCTCTTCAATGAGGTATACGACTACGGGCTTTCAAGTGCCGCACCGGATCTCAAGGGCAAGAAGATCCTCGACATACGACCCCAGGGAGATCGGGCCTCGTCGGAAGATTTCCGGCAGACGTTCACCGAGGAGTTCGACCGCGACAAGCGGCACGAAAACGAGTGGTTCTCAGTGGAGTTCGACGAAGCGACCAAGTTTCTACGGCTCAACAAGGCCGTTTCTCACTCGGTCACGCTGACTGACCTCGAGGACGGAAACTACACGGCGGGAACGGGCGTATCGAACATCACTGAAGATACAATCCTCTTCCATGACTCTGGTAAGTCCATCCGCTTTGATGTCTCCTCCGGCTCCAACCTCCTCACGTGGGCGGGAACGGCCGTAGACCTCTCTGACCACACGAACAAGTCTTCATTCTTCCTGTGGGTCTACTACCCCGACTCCTCGATCATCACATCGCTTACGCTCCGCGTGGGCTCGTCGGCGTCCGACTACTACCAGATCACAGGTTCTATCCATTTTGGATCTATTCGCACGGGGTGGAACCTCTACCGTTTTGACTGGAACGGTGCGACCGAGACGGGAAGTGTGAGTGAGGACGCTATGGATTACATGCGCCTTGCTCTCGTGACTACTTCGGCAGATACCGACGTGCGGATCGGCAAGCTCGCATCAAAGCTCCCGTCACCCCACGAGCTCGTGTACTACTCCAATTGTCTTTTCCGACCCTCTAGCGGTTCGACCTGGCTTTCAAAGCCAACCGCAGAATCCGACATCATCAACTTGGAGACCGAGGCGCAGAACCTTTTCCTCTACGAGTGCTGCGTCATCATTGCAGACGACATGCAGGTAGCGCAGGAGGCGCAGAAGTTCCGAACGAAGCTAGGGATCGATGACTTGGGAGAGCTCACCGGAAGTGGGCTTTACGCGCAGTACAAGCAGGACAAGCCGTCTGAGGCGATCCGCCCCACGACGCGCTACTACACCAAGAGGAGATGAAAAGCACCAACCCGCAAACAGAAGACTTCAAGTTGATAACCGGAGCATTGGGCTACCGCTCACGTTCCGATGCTACGGCTACTGACCCTCGATACCTCGTGTCAGGGTCGCAAAATGTCCTCATCAACGAGGCGACTGACGAGGCGGGAGACAAGGTAGAAAGTAGGGCGGGGTACGAGCTCTTCGGTGCGTCTTCTACTGCGACTCACAAGATCAAGAGCGAGTTCGTTTTCCGTACGAAGGCGGGCAACCGCATCATGCTCCGCTACACGGACAACGGGGACCTCCAGTACTACTCAGAGCAGTCTGACGCCTGGGAGGACCTCCTAACTGGGCTCAATGGGTCCTATCCTTGCCGGTTTACTACAGCCCACAACGGCACTGAGCTCATCCGTGTCTGTCTTTTTGTAAACCATTCCTCGACGCTCTACGAGTGGAGCGGGGCACTAGGAACGCTCTCGGCTGTTGCAGCAGGGACGGTCACAATCAACGAGACCATTTCCACAGAAGGGTTTCTCACCGCAGGTACCCGCTCAATCCGCATCAAGGATTCAGGCGGAACGTGGCGCGAGACCGCCTACACCGGGCAGAGCGGCTCCCAGTTCACCGTTTCAACTGACCTCACGGCCTTCACCTTTGCGGCAAACGCCCTGGTGGTCCAGGTGGTGAAGTCCAATGCAAACACTCCCGCTTCCGGCTTCACAAACGACACCATCGCAACGCTTCAAAACCACGTCTCTGTAGGCTCTCATTCGTCTTCTGTGGTGTACATGAGCAAATCGACGAGCTACACCGACTTCACCTTTTCGAGCCCCAGGCTTCCTACTGAGGGATGGCAGTTTGTCCTCGACGACTTCAATGTCGGCTTTTCGACGAATGTAGGGGGAAACGACCTTGAGTCTCTTCTGATGTTTGCGGGCAATGACTGGATCTACCGCGTCGAGTTTGAGCAAACCGGAGGAGACACCGCGATCCTTGAAACCGCAAAGGTGAAGCCGATCATCGTCTCAAGCGGCCAGGGCGCGAAGTCCCAAGAGCTTATTGCGAAGATGGGAAACAGCATCGTGTTTGTGAACAACTACAACGAGCTTGTAGAGCTCGCCCAGTTTGAGAACCTCACCGCACTTGGACAGGCTCCGATTTCTGACCCAATCCGTCCTGACTTCATCGCCGCTGACTTCACGGGCGGGGCGCTCCGTTTCCTCCGAAACAACCTCTACATCACCGCGCCTGTCTCACAGCGCATGTTCATTCTCTCGTTCAGGGATACCGAGGATGGCCCCCGTTCGTTCTGGCAGCCACCGCAGACGTTTGCGGTAGGACAGATGTCCGACTACAACTCGGATCTCATAGGCCATTCGTACGCCGTGAAGGAGTCATACACGATGTTCACCGGCACGAACGATAACAACGCTCCAATCAGCCACAAGGCGCACTTTGCATACCAAAACCACGGCAACCGAGAGAAGCTCAAGAACTTCAACACGTACTTCACTGAGCTCTACCTCTCGGAGAACGCGGAAGTCAGCCACACAGTCCTCTACGAGTACCTCGGAGCCAAGCTCATCAAGTCTTTCACGTACAAGGGCACGGACATAGACCACATATTCGACCCTAATCCCTCAGCCTCCCTCGGAGTGAACGCTCTCGGAACCTCTCCTTTGGGCGGATACATCAACGAGATCTCCAACTTCAAGAAGTACCGCATCTTCAAGAAGACGCCGGCCGCAGATGTCTTCGAGTACCAGGTCCGGTACGAGATGGAGATCCTTGATGGAAGGTTCCAGATTGTCGCGCACGGCTGTCTTCCTATGCACAGCACCAACGCACCAGTCAAGATAACCGCATGATAAGATTTTTATAAAGCAACATGCTCACTACAATAACAACAATAGTCACCGCAGCAGCACTCGCACTCTCCGGTTTCTTCGCGAACATCGCAGAGCGCTTCGACCCTACTAGTGAAGACTTGGGCCGCACGAGTAATGCCGTTGCGGGCAAGACCTACACGCTCTACGGGGGAGGGATTTCGAGCTCAGACACCTCGATAGTCCTCACGTCCTTCAAGATCCCCGTTTCTGATGTCCCGTATTCCATGGGTAACTTCGGAGATGGTGTGAACGCGAAGGGCTACCTCACCATCGAGCCCGGAAGCGCGACGAAGCAAGAGTTCATTTCCTTCACGGGCCTCACGCAAAACTCTGACGGCACAGCAACGCTCACTGGAGTTTCCCGTGGTCTCGCCCCTGTCTATCCCTACACTGCCTCTACTACCTACCAGAAGGCGCACCCCGGCGGTTCCGTAGTAGTCATTTCAAACCCTCCGCAGCTCTACGAGGCGATCTACAGCTACATTGACAACGCGACTACCTCAGGTGCGGTAGACGCGGCTGCTTCGGTCAAGGGAATTGTCGAGGTTGCGTCCGGCCTGGAAGCGGCAAGCTCAACTCCAGTGGGCGGAGGCAACACGACCGCCCCTCTCGCGCTCACGACCGCAATCTCAACGTCTTCCGCGCCTTCAAGCGGCAATGTCATTCCTGTCACGCAGGCGGATGGGAACCTTTCAGCTTCCTTTCTCGCTGATTCTTTTGGAAGTACCACCATACGCGTCTACACCTCGACTTCTACCTGGACTCGTCCTGCTACTTCTACAGGACTCAAATACATCATTGTTGAAGTTGTAGGTGGAGGTGGAGGAGGTGGAGGCACAACACAAAACCCAACTACGGTTAACTCCATCGGAGGAGGTGGAGGAGGGGGCGGGTATGCACGCGAAATACTCTCGTGGGCTGCTCTGTCTGCCACGACGTCTGTGCATGTCTACGTAGGCCAGGGTGGAGCTGCCGGAGCTGCCGGAGCTATCGGAGGTCTCGGAACAACCACGTCGTTTGGTAATTTCCTTTCTGCAACTGGCGGCTCAGGAGGAGATCCAGGCGGGGGCGGTACTCAAGGTGGTGACGGTGGTTGTGGAACAGGTGGCGACATCAACATTTGCGGTTCAGACGGAAATTCTGGCGCTAATGGTGGTGGTAGTGGTGGTGCCTCGTATTTTGGCGGTGGTGGACGGGCGGTGATTGAGGGCAATGGACAAAACGGCCGAGCGTACGGAGGTGGAGGAGGGGGAGGTGGTGTCCAGGCAGGACAGACGACTGACCGTACAGGGGGCGCAGGGCAAGCAGGTGTAGTAATGGTCACGGAAGTCTATTTCTAACAACATGGCTAAGAAACGCGCCACAAAGACCGACATCAAGTACTCCTTCACCAATACCAAGGGGCAGAAGGTCACTGCACTTAAGGGCGGGACGACTACACGCACAGGTGGTCTTCCGGCAACACTCCAGAGCACTATCGATCAGGCAGACAAGCTCGGCATCGACACGACCGAAGCTAGAGGCGTGCTTGGAAAAGAAAAAGGCTACGAGTCATACGCCGGTAGCTCATACAAGGCTAATGAGAAGAAGAAAGAGCCGGTCATTCTCTCCACTGAGAATGCAAAGAACAACTTCCAGGCCAACATCATGCCGACGATCACGAAGGCCAATGAGGGCCTAGGGAACCTCGGTCTCATGGCTGACGAGGAGGAAAAATCCAAGGCAGAGACCGATCCCGTAGATCCGCTTATCAAGCAGGAATACGACGCGAACCTATCTGACGAAGAGAAAGAATCACAGGACTACATTTCTTCCCTCACACGACAAGCTGATGCTGTAACAAAAGCGTACGACCAGATGAGTGTTGCGGCGGCGGCATCCGCAAAAGCGTCTATTCGCTCCCTCAGAAAACAGTACGAGGAACGAAAAGGAATACTCGAACAGCAGAACCAAGGCGAGCAGAAGGCATGGCAGCAGCAGTTCATACGATCAGGCCAGGCGGAGTACTCCCCAGGCATGACCTCTTCCTTCCTCACTGCCAAAGAGCAGGAAGGGCAGCAGAAGATCTCTGACCTCAATGACCTGTGGATGTCTAAGGTAGACGAAGTGAACGCCGCGCTCGAAGAGAAGCAGTACAGCAACGCCGCGCTCAAAGCAAAGGAGATTCAGACCATCGAGGCAGAGATGCGGAAAGAGGTGAAGGCAATGCGAGACGAGGCGAGGAAAGAGAACAAGGCGATCCTTGAGCGCTTCCGACTCGCAACCGTGGGCTCCATGCTTTCAGATGCAATCAACCAAGGCATCACTGACCGCTCCGAGCTTTTCAACCACCTCTCCGCTGCAAATCCAGGTGGCTTTACCCCCGAGGAGTTCGACAAGACGATGGATGCGCTCATGCCACAAGGCACAGGTGTCATCGGAGAGTACGAGTACTACAAGCGTGAGGCGCAAAGAAACGGCCAAACACCGCTCTCTTTTGACGAGTACCAGACGAGGGACGCGAACCGCAAGCGCAGCATCACACAGAACATCATCGGCGGTAGCGGACTCAACACGAAGGAAACGACGATCTTCAATTCCCTCGTCGATAAGTACAACAAGTCACCACTCGTGATGGCGAACGACCGTGCATCAATTCTCCGGGACACCACGGCAGCACTCAAGAACGATCCTACAAACCCATCCCTCCAGGTCTCATTTATTTACTCATTCATCCAAGCGCTCGACACGTACCAGTCAGCAGTACGAGAGGGCGAAATTGGACTCTTGCAGGGCACTCAGGGGCTTGTAGACAAGATCCAGAACATTCCGAACCAGATCGAGAAAGGTACGCCTCTCGAAGCGAGCGTAATCCTTAACTACGCCGCCACAGCCGACATGCTCAGTGGGTCGATCCATAAGGCAGCCAGCTCCAAACAGCGAGCGTTCCAAACACAAGCAAACATCAACGGTACAAACGTCGGGAGCGCGTTTGAGGAGTACGCCACGACCATAAGCTCCGCTTCCACAGCAGGCGAAGTGATGCAGACCGAAGAGCAGGCGGAGGCACGTCTCGACGAGCTTTACGCGGGCGGATACCAGGCGCAGATCGATACGCTCATTCAGCAGTATCCCTCTATGTCCGCGTCCGACCTCTTACAAGTATTAGGCGTCTAACATGCTCACCCCACAGCAAATAGCGGAGATACGAAAGAAAACAGGACTCCCCGAGCAAGGGATAGGCGCAAACGGCGTGACTGCAGAGCAGCGGATCATGCAGATGCGGACCCGCACCGCCATGAAAGGGACGGCCGCAGCCGTAGAAGGCAATCAATTTAACGCGCCCGAAGAGCGGAGTTTTGGTGAAAAAGCCCGAGATTTCGCCGTGGATGTCATAGGTGGTGGGAAGCTCGCAGAAGGCCTCGGACAGAGTTTCGCAGCACCGAAGTTACAGCGCGACCTCTCAGCAGCCGAACAAGAAGCTTCGGACATCGATCTCCAACTCGTGAAGCGCATCCAGGAGAAGAAGGGGAGGAATGAGGACACGAGCCGCCTAGAAATGGCACGTATGCAGCTCATTGAAGACATGAAGCAGAACCGCGACGTTCAGCAGGACTTCGTGGACTCTCTACCCTCAAATGAACAGGTGATCGGATCATCTGTACGACTCGGTGCGACCGCAGCGCTTCCTAAAGTAGCCGGAAAGATTTCAAAAGCCGTGGGTCCAGCAACCGGAGTCCTCTCAGGCATTGGGAAGGGTGCTGTGACGGGAGCTGCAACTGGCGCAATTGAAGGAGCTGTGCATGGTGCGGGCGTCGGCATGGAGCACAACAAGGACGCTGCGGGCGTGGCTCAGTCAGC